CCTCGGTCTATGCGTACAACATGGCGCAAAATCTTGCGTTGCTCAGCAACGACGCGTCGGTTATTCGTCGGTTTTATCAGGTGGAAATCCCGAAATATTTCCAGGACACCTGGCTGACGCAGGAGGCGGAAAACAAATTCCTCGGGCATTATACCCCGGGGCAGGCCTTTGCGTATTTCGGGATTGTCCCGATGATCGTCAACGCGAAAGTCAATCTCGTGGCGTCCAACGGCTTCAAATGCAAAAGCGACGACGAGGAAATCGACGAGGTACTCAATGAGCTGATAGACGAAGCGGAGCTTCTAAAGAAATTCTGCGACGGCGTGTATTGGGAAAGCGGTATCGGCGACGTGGCGTATCGGGTGTCCTACTGTCCCGAAATTTGCGACAAGCCGATTATCGATATCATCGAACCCCAGCATTTAGAGGCCAATTACAAACGCGGGAAGATAAAATCTTTCGTAGTGAAAGAGGTATCGAAAGACGATCCGACGTACGAGCTTCGGGAGATACACTACAAAAACGAAGAAGGCTATGTCTGTATCGATTATCGGTTTGCGAAAGACGGTAAATACGTCCCCAAGAACGACGAGGCGTTGATGGCCGAGTGCAGGGCGATGTTTCCCTCTGATATAGATATAGAGCCCCGCCAATTCCCCTTGAAAGACTTTTTGATTATCTTCAAAAAGAACGACAATTCCAACCAGCTTTATAAAGGGGAAAGAGGCGTACCCGACATTCAGGGTATAGCGGATATCGAGGACGCACTGACGGAAAGTATCAGCGATTTAATCGACGCAATCCGCAAGGGCGGCATAAAAGAGTTTGTATCGGAGGAGCTTATTCCGCAGGACGTGGAGGGGAACGATTTAAGGCTCAACCGTTTCAACAAAACGATCATCACGACGAAAGGAAGCTCGACGCCCGGGGACAGTTCCGCGCTGTGGAACGTCGTTCAAGGGGATATCAAGTGGGAAGCTTATACCAAGACGATACAAAACCTCATGAGCGTAGCGATCAACAAGGCGGGGCTGTCTCCCACGACGTTGGGGCTTACGGGTTTAGAGAGCATAAACAGCTCGCAGGAAAGCCAGGACGCGCGGGAAAAGCCGAGCATGCGTACTCGGGAAATATCTTTGAACGGCTGGCGCACGACGCTGAAAGAGCTGTTGAACCGCTATTTGCAGGTTCGGGATTATATCGACGGGCATGAAATCATCGATTATTCGGGTTTAATCAATATAACCTTTAATGAATATACCAATCCGACGGTGGAGAACGTGACGGACGTGCTCATAAAGCAAGTCAAGGGCGGCATAAAAGCGCCGTTGACGGCGATCAAAGAACTTAATAAAGGCATAAGCGACGAAGAAGCGGAGGAGGAATTTTTACAAATCCTTGCCGCACAAGGCGCGCCTGTCGTCGATGAGGGGGACCGGGAGAAAGAAACTTCCGATCTCCCTTTTGATTACGACGACGAGGCCGCGGAAGAACAGACCCCCACGGAGAATAGCGCTCCATAATAAAGGCTAAATTCGTGAGTCGCAACACGTTAAAGGCGAAATGCGCGGCGGCGTTACGCGGTGAGTAGCGACACCTCAAAGGGCTAAATAACTTTTAAGGAATAAAGAAATATGGGAAGCAACGAATTAAAAAGAGAACTTTCGAAGCTCTCGGGTGTGGATTTTTTCAATCCCAAATACCGCGAACTTTTCAAGAAGGCTTTCCCCGAGGATAAAGACGCGGAGGAAGAAAAACTGAAAAAAGAGGGTATGATCGGCGAAGAAAAAATCAAAGACAAAACCGAGGACATCGACAAAGCCGAGGACGAGCGCGAAATCGATAAGATCGAACGCGACAAGGCGGAAACTCCCGAAAAACGCGACGAAAAAGCGGAAGAAGTACGGGAGGAAACGCACGAAATCGGAAAGGAAGTAGATGAACTTAAGGGAGACAAGACGGAGGATATGCTGCTGGAAACGAAGATTGAGAACGCCCTTTTGCGCGGTGGGGTGCGCGAAGAGAAGCTCGGTCCCGCTATGCGGCTGGCAAAATCCGAAATCGGCAGTCTTGAAGAACTCGGAAAGGTCGAGGACATTCTGAAAGACTTCCCCGAATGGGTACACGGCTATAAGCCGAAGGGCTTCGGAATGGATATCGACAACGGCTCGGACAATCTCTCCGAGGAAGAAAAGAGATTAAAACAAATGGGAATCAACCCCAGAGATTAAAAAAGGAGAGTAAAAAATTATGGCATATACGGAAGCTTTGCCGTCCTCGTTTAAGTTCAACGCAACCGAAACGGTGGATACGGTATTCAGCAAAATTCTTGTACACAACTTATTTAAGGACAACACCTTCAAGCCCGGCGTGACGTTTACGAACAAGTACAACGAACGCGGGGGACAGATTTATGCGAGACGTTTGGGAAAGACCGCGGCGACGGTCAAGACCGCGACGAGCGCGGGCGGGCTGGATTTAATCCATACCGAAACGGCGGACAGCCTCATTTTGATCCAGAAAACGGACGCCATTTCCCGCAGTGAGAAATGCTACGATCTCGTGGAGGTTCTCCGTGAAAGCGGAAAATCCGTCGATAAGGTCAGCGAAGTCGTCGAGGAATTCAAGGAAGGGTGCCAAATTCAATGGATGTCCTATCTTCTGAAAAAGCCCGTGGCGGAGAACGACGTAGGCGTCGGCGGCGCAACGCGAAGTGCGAACACCACGGCGGACACTACGCTCGATACGCTCATCAGTTCTATTCTCGCGGACAGACAGCAAATTCGCGTCAACGGCGGAAACGCAGATGTGTTGATTATCAGCCCTGAAATGGAAACGCTGTTTCTTGCCAACGCTTATAAATCTGGTAATGCGTTTATCCCTGAAACGAACGAAACGCTTATCAAGGACGGTAAAATCGGTCGGCTGTACGGCATGAATGTTTTTTCGTCCAACCTGATCGGAAGCGGTACTCCCTCCGTGCTTCCCGTGGCGGGTAATGCTCCCGCGAATACGGGCGACGCGGCAAAATGCGAGTACATAGTCTATGACCACGACGCTTTCGCTATCGCGGCCGATATCCTCGGTCTGCGTATGGTAAACGCGATCGACTTTATCGGCTCTTATGCGCAGGTGGAAGCGGTCAGCGGAGGCGGCGTCACCAATCCCGCACTCGCTATCGCTAAAGTCACGGCAACGTCTTAAAACGACAAAGGGACGGGTTTTCCCGCCCCTTTATTATGACGGTGAGAAGTAAAAGCGGGTGCAACTCCCGCAACCGTCAAACACAGAGGGTTTAATATGCGTTTATATTACGGCACCTACGGCCACCATTTGAGCGGCAAGCTCTATGTCTATTGGGGCGACGACAATTTAAGAACGGGACAGCAGGTCGTCGCGCCCGTGACAAATAAGCGGAGCGGACGGACCTATAATACCATGTTCACGATTTCCAAATCCAGCTCGGAAAAGAACGCCGCGGGCGAAGTCGGACGGCTGGAGGGCGAGGGGATTTTTATCAAGACCATCAACGGGCGCGACCTGTTATCTTTGCCCGGGGGGAAGCCCTTCGAATCCAAAGAAGCGTGGAAGCGCGAAAGCGAGGAACGGTACAGAAAGAAACACAATCTCCCGCCGTTGGAAAAACCTGTAAAAGCGGCTTCTCCTGCGGCTTCAAAGCCCTTGTCAAAGGGCAGGCCGAAAACGCGAAGCGGCGGGAAGCGGCGGCGTAAAGCGTTCAAAAAGCAAGCCTCCAAGCTTTTGAAAGGAATAGGCACAAATAAGAAAGCCATCAACGACAGTACGGCGGAAGCCGCAAAGGCCGCGCTGTTGAGATCGAGAAAGGTTGCGGCGGATTCCGTGAAACAAAAAGAACGTATCAAGAAAATGAAACAGAAAGAAGCATTTAAGGAGTGACGACATGAAGAAAAGCGACGTACCCGTTTATAACGACCCTGTGGATTTCGAGGACGGGGATAATAAATACCCCTGCAGTACGCAGTTTATGGTTTATAACCCGTTACAGCACAAATATTTTCTGACCCCCGAATGTCTTACGCTCAACGGCGTGGACGTACAAAGGCGGTATATCAGCTCCAATCCGAACAAAATGCAGGAGTTCATACAGCTTGTGACGGACACCGTTTATGATTATATCCAATATAAAGCGGGCTGGAAAACCTTTCAGGTCATGTTATACAGGATAGCGACGGTGCCGAGGCAGATTTACCAAGACCCTTATACTTTCCGCAAACAGTTCGAGGAAGCGTTGATTATCCAAGCGCAGTATATCATCGATAACGGCATTACGACGAAATATTCCGCGTTCGACTTATCCAAAGGCAAGAGCGCAGGCGTGGCTCCCGAGGAAGATTTCAGGGATAATTCTTATATTTCTCCCCGTACGATCTACAAGCTCGATTTCATGGGGCTTACGCGTTGGTTTATGCTCCCGCAGTTCGTTCGGCTGGATACGGATAAATATTGAGGAGAGGCCATGAAAAATATACGTGTGGAAAAGCGCGTTCCTTTCGGTTTTAAGGGCGAATGGGGACAGGTCTATAAATCTTATAACGCCGAGGAGAAAACCTCCTCACAGGTCGTTTTATGGGGTAAAAATTACTATGCGGATATCGGTCAGGACGTGCAGTTCAAATATTTGGAGAACGGTATCGACAAGCAGAAGTTTTTTTCGCAGACCGAGGAAAATATCGTCGTAAAAAGCGATTACAGAATTGTAGAAACCACGGACGCTTACTTTAACGAAGAAATCGGGGAGTTCGAATGCGTCGCGGATATAGGGGATATTGTGTATTTGTTCGGCCGCTGGTGGACGGTGGACAACGCAGACGATAAAAGTATCTTTAATCCGAACAAACAGACCTTTTTTTATTTGGGGCTGAAACGCATTAAAGAAGAAATTATTATTTTATAAGGAGACAAAATGTTAAATCCACAGGAAGTATCAAATTTAATCGAAGAAAAATTAAACGAAATCGGAAAAGCATGGCATGACCCATATACTTTTAAGCTCTTTTCTGAAATCGGAGAGGACAAAGGCGGAGCGGATATATGCGGCATTTTACGGAGCGATTCCGCAGAGTTTGCGCCCGTGCCCGACTATACGGAGGGGAAAATTATCTATTCCGTTGATCTCCCCGTTCCCGCCGCACGGGTAAACTATCATTTTTTACAGGTCAAAGGCATTGTCGAGGAGCTGATAAAAAACAATAACGGCTTTTCCCATAAATTCACCGACGGCAACGGCATTATTACGTTTGCAGAGAAGAAAACGGGTACGTATAAAAACTCTTACGGCGTGGGCGAAAACGTCACGATGTCGTTCTCCGTAGCCGTTACTTACACCGAAAACGCCGTTACTTCCGCCGATAAACATTGGCTTTTGGACGGCGTAGAAATCCCTTACCTCGAAGAAAGCGTTACGGTGGAGCGCGAGGGGACTATGCGGAATATCTTTACCGAACAATATAACAAGCTCTTGCTTACGGGACAAACAAAATACTATAATTTCAAAATCCCTTACGAGTCGGCGGTCTGGAATAAACTGCAGAAAGAAATATTAAGCTCGTCCGTTTCTCAAAATGTTACACAGGGAACATATGAATTAAAATACTATGACGGCAGTGCATTTACCGAAGCCGCACCGTTTACTACGAAAGTAAAGATTTTCCGCAGCGGGAAATCAAGCTCCGCACGGCCCGATGCAAGCGCTTTTGACGTCACGTTTACGGACTATGACGGCCCCGACACGAATTATTTTCTCGGGTTGCTGGATTTCCCGTTCGATATGAACGGCGACGATACGAGATATTTTGCAAGCAAGGTAGAACAGTATAACTACTTTGAGGGCAAAATTACCGCAGGGGACGCGCCGTTTGTCAACATCGAAGCCCCGAACCTCGACTCGCTGTTCATAACCTCGCAGGTTTATCAAAAAGACGCGAAATTCGGTAACCAATTCAAGTACGCGAACAAGAATTACGCGGTTATCAAGGTCATAGACAATTCCGTGCCGTTGGGACCTGATACCATACGCTTTTTCTTCTACTTTATCACGAAATCGACCATAGGCGCGGGCGGGAAAATGCTCCTCGATTTACGGCTCGATACCGTTCAGACCTTTTTCTTTGACCCCGAAATCTCTTTCTCCGACTGCATGATTGAGCGGGCGCATTTGAACAGGTTTCAAGAAACAAGCGGACCCAGAGTAAATTTTATTGCAGACCCCGCTTCTAAAATATTTAACGCCGAAGAAGGCATGAATTTCCCTAAACGCTTGGTTTCTCGCAATAAATTGTCTCTAAAGTTTACGGGGAACGCTGCTGTTGATGATTGGCTTAACGAAAATGTGCTTTATTGGGTTTATGTGTTTATTGATCCGACTAAGGGATATAATGTAGCTAAATTGGATGATGTTATAGGTGACAATAATGAGGGAGCAGTTGAGCTTCCAAGTAATAGACCTTATGGATACACTAAATATCCTACGGGAATGGACGGGGTGACCAATTGTATTTGTTACCCGATTTATAAAAATGGAGTAATTAATTCGACTGCCACTTCTAAAAATGTAATAATTTTTAGCACAAAACTTTACGGAGAAAACAAAACTATTGAGATTATACTTGATGACAAATCGAGTTCGTTTGAAGAAAATAATAACACTACAAGTTATTACTACACAAAAAAAATATCCATTGTTCCTCCGTTCGATAGATTTTGGACTGATAGCACGATAAGTATAGACGAAAATAACTGTTTGATAATCAGTGCTTTGGGACAAGGTAGTGATGTAGCATCTGATAAAAAATACAATAATACTCGAGCTGGATTTGGTCCGAGTAACTTTTTTATTAATCCAGGAAATGGTAACGCTTTAATTTTCGGCTCGGTTCAAAAAGAAAAAGAGCTTTTTTCATATGATTACTTTATGACCGAACTAAATTCTGTAGCCAAAAGTGAAATTATAGCACCGCAATCTCCAAACCTTGCCTACAATCCTAAATTGAACGGTCAAAACTTCAAAGAGCTTGTCATTACGGCGGCAAACGGAGATACATTCGCCTATGATATACAAAAAATAAACTCTAACGATATTTTATTTATGTATAGCGAACCAATCCAGCCTGAAATTACGAGATACTATATGCGTTTGAAGCCTACAGGGCTTTATCTTGAGGGCACAGAGGAAAACTATACGGGCTTGGTCGGAAGCACGGATAACGGCCTTGCGTTCACAAACGATGCATACGCCGCCTTTATCGCAAATAATAAAAACTTCTTTATGCAATCTAACCTAAAAATCGGTTTTGGGGCGGTAAAATCTACAGCAGGAGTTATATCACAAGCCGCAAGCGGAAATGTAGCAGGGGCGGTAGGGAGCGGATTATCGGCAGGATTAGATATAGCACAATCGTTAATCGATCGCTCTATGACGATTGATAACATGAAGAATGCACCCGATCAGTTAAAGAACGCCAACGGAAACGTAATCTTTAATATGTTTGCTGCGGATTTGGGATTATATGTCGAGAAGTATTCCGCTCTTGAGGGAGATCTCAAAACGGCAAACGATTTCATGAACCTGTACGGATTCACATTTAATTCGATTGCTAATGTGAAAGATTACGCACATATTCGCAAGTATCATAACTATGTCAAAGCGCAGTTGCAGGGAATTACGGGAAATATCAGCAATACCGCCCGCGACGACTTGCGGCAACGTTTTGCAAATGGTATAAGATTTTGGAATCAAGATAATATTTCGTATCAGTACGAAAACTATGAACTTTGGCTTGAAGATTAACTAAAATAAGACTACCGCTCGGAATTACCCGAGCGGTAGCAAGTCAATCGATATAATAATCAATTTGATAAGATAATGGAAATATTTTTGAGGTATTTTATGAATGAAATCAAAATTTATCTAAAACCCAGCGGAAGTATAGCAGAGCTATACAAGGATTTCGAGCTTTACGAGGGCTGTTACCGAAATTCGCAATTAACCGTGTTTGTGCCCAAAAGCCTTTTATACGCAAACGAGGAAAATACGTTTATAAACCTTATAAAAACGGGTGCAATTCTTACCGCGCCTAACGGCAAGAAATTAACCACAAAGACATATTATCTCGATTATGAGCGCGACCAGACGATCGGCGGGGTTGAATTTAGAGTATATACGACGATTACGCCGAAAGAGTTCTGCGTATATGCAGGCACGCAAACCGTCGTGGTGAACGTGGAAAGCATAGATAATACAACCCCAGACGCGCAGACGATTATCTCGGTAACTACAACGCAAACAGCCGATTTAATCGTTTTAGAGAGTGCTTATTTAGGTCAGGACGAACCGATAGACCCAACCGAGCTGGATAAGATAAAGGCAACGCTAACGGAAATTCAGAACGAAATCGGAGGCTTGCCGAATAAGTATGTGCCCAGATCTTCAGGCCGACATATCGTATATGTCAATGATATAAACGGAAATCCGAGTACGCAAATCTATGCCGTTGATGCTTCGGGAAATATCATAGTTCAGCGAGACGGAAACGGACAAATCAGAGTTCCGCTTGCGCCTGCGCAGGATGATGACGCGGTCTCGAAAAACTATGTAGATGAGTCTATTGAAGCCTTACCGAGCAAGTATGTAACCCTTGACACCGATCAGACGATAGACGGGACAAAAGGCTTTACGTCGCCTATAACCGTTGGCGGGCAAACGTGGCGTACGTCCTATATGAAAGATTCCTTCGTCTATACCGTGGATGGTTATAGCTATGAGGTGACTTACCCCGAGAAAAGCGGTCTCATGGCGTTAAAAAGCGACATTCCCACGGACTACGCCACGCAAGGCCAGCTTGCGCAAACAAACCAAAATGTCGAGGATTTATACACGATTTTAGAACAGGCGCAGGTAGTAACGGTAACTACCTTGGAGCAGGCCTACACGACGCGGGAGACTGCGGACGGCGAGAATATCGTTGATGGAGTGCAGACGACGGTTAAGGAAATCCGAGGCAAAACCGTTGCGACGGAAAATTTGATACCGTATCCGTATACAGAAACGACAAAAACGGCAAACGGAGTTACTTTTACGGTTAACTCTGACGGAAGCGTTACGGTAAACGGGACGGCAACCTCCGACGCGGATTTTATGCTATTAAGAGGTCCTATTCAAAGTTATTCTGAAAGCTACTTTTTAAGTGGTTGTCCCACGGGCGGTAGTGATACGACATATTATATCTCGGAAAGTTTTACAATGAGCAAAGACACGGGAAATGGCGTAGTGCTCAATAATTTACCCTCCGATCAAGCTTGGCGAATTGTTATAAAATCGGGAACAACCGTAAACAATCTCGTTTTCCGTCCTATGCTAAACGCAGGCACGACCGCAAAACCGTACAGCAAATGGTTCGCGGGCTTGAAAAACGCGAGATTTAAGGGTATTACCTCCACGGGGAAGAATTTATTTGATCCGTCCACTTTCCCCAACGGCACAGTAAACGGAATTGCTGTCACGATAGAGACAGACGGTATTCGATTAAACGGGACAGCTACGAAGAAAATAACATTATACGGAAAAAAAGCGGTATCGCTAATAAATTACTTGGCGGGCAAACAAACTTACTTTTATTCCGAGAACAATCAGAATGTAAGAATTGAGTATTCCATTTTATATGCAGACGGTACGAAATATTCCTACCCGCGAACGGATCTACCGCGTTCCACGTTGCCTAACAAAATCGCCGTCAATGCGGCTCCTGTGTTAATTATTGAAAACGGCATGACATTCAACAATCAGCTATTCAAAGCCGCGTTGTATAAAGCCGATAGTGCCACCGCCTACGAGCCGTACATCTCCGACACTCTTTCCGCTGAAACGCCTATCGAGTTAGCCGAATATGACGTCGTCTATCCCGAAACGGGAGAAACGAAAAGGCAGAGTAAGACGGTGACTTTTAATGGGACGGAAGCGTGGGTGATCAATACGAATTATACAGCTTTTTCTTTTAATTTACCCTCAAAAGGTATAGCGTTTACGTCAATTTGTTCGCCTTATAGCGCACCGAAAATAACAGCCTGGGACCAGTTGAAAGATTATGAGGCGCAAAACGGTGTGCTTGTACTTTTGATAAAGGATAGTACATATTCCACCGTGGAAGCATGGAAAGCCCATCTTGCCGAACTTGCCGCCGCAGGCAATCCGCTTACCGTCACATACAAGACAGTCGAAGCTACTACCGAAGCGACGCCGTTCAATAAATCAAAGTATATCGCATGGAAAAACGGAAGCGAAACGATAGAGCAAGGTCCGACGGATAACAGCGAATATGGCGCGGAAGATACCGTAAAACAAGACTACTTTACCCTAACAGGAGGAACGACAAATGTCTAAAAAGATAACACGCAGGCCTTTGAAGCGCGAAGAGCTGCCCGAGTTGAAAGGTACGGCCGTGGAAAGCCTGGCTATTAGACAATTGCGCCGCAAAGAATGCTTTGACATAGCAGACAGAGCGGCATGGTACGCTTCTTTAACCGAGGAGCAAAAAGCCGAAGTCCAGAGCTGGCGCAAAGCGTGGCTGGACGCACCCGAAACGGGGATTATCCCCGAAAGGCCGAGGTGGATTAAATAAGGAGAAAACATGAAAAACTATCGTTCAGCAGAAAAAGCCTTAAAGGTGGGCGTTGAAAATATTTGGGTATTACATCATAACATCATTTCAAAAAATTTTCCAAGCGACCATGAGAACATGGAGGAGTATTACAAATTGGCGTTAGATTGTGCGGACAGTATTATTGAAAACGGGATTTCTATCGGCATTCCCGAAGTCTCGATTACGGAAGCTCTCGAAGAATACGACGCTATCCCTGCAAAGACCTATCCGAAGGTAGAAGCCTATACTCTCGTCCAGGAAATGTTTAATCGGATTATCGTTCTCCTTGATGAGGCAAAAGTCGAGGAAGGCGTACCCGACTATATAAAAAACCTGATAGAAGAATGGCAACAGAAATTTGACCTTGAAGCCAATTACAAAATCGCACATCTCCTTGCGGCGGAAAGGGAGGCTGAAACAGAATGAAAGTGTATCTTAAATATCATGGAATTGGCAGGTTTGCAGAGCCTGCCTTTTCTATTGCAGACAATGCGCTTGAACTCGATTTTGAGGGCGTAAAAGGCTTGTCGGGCGAGTTTATATTCATCTATCGGATAAACAGTCAGGCAGAGAAGAAAGTAACGCTCAAGGCCTGTAAAACGGCAATTCCGATTGAGGAACTGAAAGCGGGGCAATTAGACGGAAAAGTCATTCATTGCGTTCGTGGGGTGAAAGTTTCGGAGTACGACGTCGAGCCTTTAATATTAAAAGATATTGAGGGACAATTTTACGCCCACGGACTTCTAACGGATTTGCAGAATACGGTCGCAAGTCTGACAAAGACCGTCCGTATTCAGGAAGAAAAGATAGAGAAGCTTGAAATTGCTTTGGCTGAAGAAATCGAGGTAAAAGAAGAGCTTCTCACAAAATTCAAAAGCTACGTCAACGACGGCGTAGAATTAATATTCAAGGAGTAAAAAGATGAAAAAGAAAAGAATTATAAACGTGTTGATCGTGGTAATTTTAGTCGCGCTTTTAAGCGTGTGCATAGGCCTGATTTTCGGTGCGGGTACATATTCGGCAGCCGCAGAGGAAACGTCGATAGAAACCTCGCAGGACAGCGCAGACGGGGCTACAAGCGACGATAGCTCTGTAGTCGAGGAAACACCCGCGCCCGACCCCGAGTTCGATTTAGACGCGTTTCTCGCCTGGGTCCAAAAGTACGCGGACCAAGCGGGGATAGGGAGCGAATACGCAAAAGCGGTGGAGGCGATAAAAGCGGCCGCTTCCGAAAAGCAAGTGACGATCTCTACAATAGCGAGCGTGGCGCAACTTCTCGTGTTCGTCGTCTATCTCATCTATACCAACGTCAAGAACGGGAAACTGAAAAAGCAGCTCAAAGAAGTTTCCGAGAAGCTGGATCTACAGCTTAAAGGCACCAACGGTTTAATAGACGAGAGCAACCACAACGGGCAAACGGGCGATAGCACGAAAAGGGACGTGGAAGCCTTGAAAAAGGCATTGGCGAATTTTACGAAAGCCTTTATGCAGTTTGCGGACCGAACAAACATCGGCGCGGCGAGCAAGGAGGCGATCAAGCATGATCTGAACGCGGCGATCCGAGAGATAGACGGCGAGACAAAGGAGAAATCCGATGAAGAAGATCAAGCACTCTAAAGAGTGGTACTACAACGCAAGATTAATCGCGTATTGGGTGGGCATGGCGTTTTGCGTCGTGCCTACTTTAATAGCAGGGATATTGAAATTGCCCGTAATCGTGGTTAAAGACGCGGACAGCACACTGTCGGGGGTGTTCGTGGTCGTCGTGGTATGCGCCGCGCTGCCGCTGTATAAAGCGCTCATAAAGGTCATGAAAAGCCCTAACGCCGCGGTGATCTGCTGGGTACTGTTCGGACTTATGGCGCTGGTCAATTCCATGGAGAAAGCCACGATAGAGGGCTTGACGTTCGTCTTTGCGTTTGCGGCGATCGGGAATACGCTCGGGGCGATCTGCTTCAAGCTGTCCAAAGAGTTTGAAGAACTTTGGCGCCACTGTGGGCAGGTGGAGGTAACAAACCTGAACGGAGGCGATAAATGATTGAACCTATCAAGACAGAGAAACCTGAACAGATTATTTACGCGCCCGTGATCAAGCCGAAAAAGAATATAAACGCATTTGTAAACGGGGTACTTATCTCTACCGCCGTATCCATATTCTTGGCAATGTTGGCGACTTATTTTGTTACGCTTTGTTTTGACGGGGAAATCGGGGTAAAAGACTTTTCCGTTAATTGCGTATGGCTGATGGTGGGGAGCTATTCTCTGGGTACGGTGACCAAGAAGATAGCGACAAATAAAGCTCACATGACGGAAGGATTTACCGAAGTGCGGGAACTCGCCGATAAAAAGCTAAAAGAGCTTCGTGCACAGGGTTACGGGGCAAGAATTGCGGAATATTGCAGAAACTATGAAATCACCGAACAGAATAACGTCCGAAAGGTAATTTGTCTGAATTATAACCTTGACTTTTCTGCATACGTCGAAAAATATGCAGGCAAAACCCTGCGGGAGATACGCGCTCAATATCCGAACGATTTATTGACCGACGGACAGAAAAAAGCGATACGGAAAGCCAATAAAGTGAAAATCCATCACTATGACCCCGACTTCTTAAGATGGGAGGAAACCGCCAAAGCCTACCGCTCGCCGTCGGAAGCCTACCGCGCGGACGTGGCGAACAAGATAAACAGCGTTAATTCGATCGTGACAAATATTATTTCTTCCCTGTTCGCCTGTTCTATCGGAGTGGACCTGCTGATGAATTTCAACAAACAAACGGTAATTATGGCATTAATCAAGGTGGCGTTTATTATCATCAACGCAGCGAATAAGTTTATTTTCGCATGGCAGAACACGACGGTGACGGAATGCAACCGCTATCGCTTAAAAGCGTCGGAAGCGGATAATTTTCTAGACTGGTGCAAGGCGAATCCGCCGAAAACCAAAGCGAGCAAAGAGGAGAGCGTATGATTACAATATTCTTGATTTGGCTCGTGACCGTGCTCGCTTCACATGATTATGAGGATTGAGAAAACCCCGACATGGCAGGTAATACTGCTTTGTCGGGGTGTTTTTTGTGATATTAAAAATAAATACAGGCTAATACAGGTCAATATAGATTAATACAGATTAATACAAACAAAAAAAGTAAAATTTTTTTCACCAAAATAGTTGACTTTTTAGATAAAATAGCATATACTAATATCAACAGAACCTCGCACGCCTCTTTACAATGCGTACCACGCGAGGTCATTTAATTTTTAGGACAAAAGATAAATGCTTAAATCTCATCAACCTCCGATAACCGTAGAAAAACAAGTTGAAAATCTGGAAACCTTAGGGTGTACCGTTGAAAATAAAGAAGAAGCGATAGAGTTTTTGAATAACGTATCTTATTTTCGGTTAATAAAAGCATATGGTTTTGGTTTGAAGGAACGAAACGCTAATTATAATGAAGGGGTTACTTTCAATAAAATTAAAGGTTTATATTTGTTTAATGCAAAATTTCGGCATTTGATTTTTCCTGAAATTGAAAAAGTAGAAATTAATTTACGTTGCCGTATAGCAAACTATTTCTCTTGCACTTATGGGATATTAGGGTATAAAGATAGTAACAATTTCAAAATTACTGAATATCATGAAAAGTTTTTAGAAGAAGTGGACGTGGAACTAAAGAGAAACGGGAAGGCTCCTTTCGTGAAAAATTTTAGGGATAACTACGAAGGAGGCGAATTACCGTTTTACGCTTTAGTAGAACTTTTTAGTTTTGGTACCCTGTCAAAATTTTTCAAGAATATGAAGAACACTGATAAGAAAGCAATAGCGCAAGCATACGGTGTGGGCTATACATATTTGGAAAGCTGGTTTGAACATTTAGCGTTTGTGAGGAATATTTGCGCTCACTACGGGAGGCTTTATAACAATAATCTTTCTATAACTCCAAATTTGTATGAACAATATAGACAGAACGGAATAAGCAATTTACGAGTATTTGCGACATTGATTTGTCTAAAACATTTGTTGCCGAATGACGAGCATTGGAAAAAGTTTGTAGCTCAAATAGGCTTATTGCTTTCAGATTTCCCTTGCGTCGATATTCGTTTGCTTGGGTTCCCCGATAATGATTGGGGAGAATATCTGTTAAAAGATATAAGGCAATTTTAAGAAGTAAAGTAGTATATAAAAGTTTTTTACATTTTCCTGCAAAATCGCTTGCCAATTTAAAACCGAATTGTTATAATCATTCCGTTAAACACGGAGACGAAAAGAGGGTCGGACTTTTATAAGTTCGGCCCTCTTTTTTATTTATGTATTGACATTTAATGGAAAATATGTTAACATATGCCTACAATTAAGGAGGATACTTTAATGACAGAAGACGAAAAGAAGTATAAAGAGGACTATATTCAACAAGAATTTGATTTGAGAGAAAAAAGGCTTAAATTAGTTTATAAAATTTTGTATTTAGTCGCTATTGCTTGGGGGATTTTGCTTATTTCTTTTATGAAAATAGAAACGCATACAGAAAGTTCCGCTGGATATTGTGGATTGCTTACAATAACGAGTATATATCTTGCCGCGATAGTAAAGTATATATTAAAAGAATTGTCGTGTATGAAGATAACGGAGTATATTCCAGAGGAAGAAAGAAAAAAAATTAAAAAAAAAATACAAGTTTTAGTTATAAAACAGTTGACAAATAGAACCTAAGGGATTATAATAGTCTTGAAGTTATAGATAGGAGGTAAAAGAAATGTTTCGACAGCTTTTAAGAACTTCAGGTTATACGCAAATCGAGCTTGCTCGAAAATTAGGTGTAACACAGGCGTTGGTTTCTAAATGGGTTACAGGCCGAGGGACTCCCAAAACGGTTACGATTCCTAAGATTGCAGAAGTTTTTGGCGTATCGGTTGACGAAGTAATCGCGTGTTTTACGAGCAAAGAATAAAGGCCTTGGGCGAAAGGAGAAATTATGACGAGTGAAGAATTTAAGAATTTAGAAATAGGCGATTGGGTAAGAGAGAGCGATGAACATTATGATAAAAATGTTATTTTCGCTCCTGTACCTTATAGAGGAAGAATGCGAGGACGGGTAATCGTGAAAAAAGAGGGTGAATGTTTTGAGCTCAAAACCTATGATATTTTCAACGAGCGTGTTATAGGGGTTGGTGACGTTTGTTACAGAGATTTTGAGATTGAGACAAAACAAAAAGACGAGAATAACATTTTTCGAGCAAAAATCACTCCTGAAGAATTGGAATCGGCAGCACAACCGCTTGTAGAACTGTTAAGAAAAAAAGGTCGCCCACACATGACTGTGTTAGTGACCGACTGGAACGTAGAACTTGTTGAAGCATTGAGCGGTATCCCAATGCCGTATGACGATTAAGACGAAAAGAAGCCAAAAAAAGCCGGCCGAAGCCTGCAGGGAGGAGAGAATGAGACCATTTATCGAAGAAGATTCTGTCTTACTTTGCGGAGACGATTTAATACAAAATGGAAGCTGGACGGAAAAAGGATTGGCTTTAATAGCGGCAATCGAGGTGGGAGCTATCACCGATAAAAAAGGGGTGTACGATACAGCGATATTCGATAAATTTTGGGATAAATTCGAGGACTTACGGCTTGAAAATGGAAAAGAAAAATAATTCTAAATTAAAAAATAACGTTTTCGCCCTTTGTAAAATTATCGGTCTGAAGAGAGAGCGGAGGCACCGTTCCGAAACCCCGAGAGGGGTCACCGAAAGCCAAAGGAGAAGAGAATGAATTGTAAATTTTGCGGAAAGGAAATAAATTCTCAAAAATTTACCACAGATAATGAAAGTTATGTGTGCAACGAATGCGAAGCGTATTGTATGAGTAAATGCAAAGAGGCATTAAAAGTAACAACAAATTGGCATACAGAACCTTGTGTAAGTTGCAAACATAATCCGTATGTTGTTTCGCCATTGTGGAAATGGAACGGTATGGAATGGGTTAAAAATGTTACGGACTGATATGGAAGAAGAATGGCGAACAGTTGAAGAAAATCCATTGTATCAAGTTAGTAATTTAGGGAAAGTTCGTGTAATAGAGCGAACCCAAAAATGTGGAAAGAATGGTAGGAGTTATAGAACTTATCCGTCACAAATAATGTCAACATTTTTACACGATAACGGAAAAGGAAATAAAAATGTCGTTGTGCAAATGCGTGACGGGAAAAAGCAAATTCGTCGTAGTGTTGCGAAACTCGTCCTTTTGGCTTTTGTTGGGAAGCCGCCTAAAATGTCAAAACAACCGATACACATAGATGGAAATCCATTTAATAATTGTCTATCAAATTTGAAATGGGATGTTGACAAATCCTACTATTTACCCATCAATGAAAGAGCCCGCGAATTGTTTTATACATATGCATATCGATTTATAAAGGCGTATATCCGCATGAAAAATATTAAACATATAATTTTTTTGTTTTTAGAAAAAGATGATTTTATGCAAGAATGCGCTATTCGGATATGGAATGTAATCGACTGTTACGACGAATCGCATTGTAGTTTTAAGAGATTTGTATTTATAAAATGCGAGTGGGTATTCAAAAAAACGTATAAGAAATATGCAAGGCGCAGAGAAATTGCGCCTATGAAAAATATTGAAAGCGAAATGGTGACAGAAGATACCCCACTTGATTATATTAAAGAATTATCATACGAGGAACATTTTTATGGGGATGACTAAACTAAGAGTTTTTGAGAATTATTTATGGGAAAGAGAGCTTTCTCAAAATACAATAAAGTCATATATTGACCATGTATCAAAATATTTTAATACTTACGAAGAAATCACGAAAAACAACCTAATAGAATGGAAGCGAAAACTTCTGGAAAAAATGAAACCCAAAAGCGTAAATCATTATATAACGGCGATGTCGGAATATTTGAAATTTATCGGGCGCTCCGAGCTTGTGTTAAAAAAAGTGAAAGTACAAATGCGTAATACGGTTGAGAATGTTATTTCTCGTGAAGAGTTTGATAAACTGCTTAGAAGTCTTAAAGATGACGAAAAAATAAAAATGTATTACATATGTCTTTTCCTTGGAAAAACGGGAGCCCGAGTGTCGGAATTAAGAAAATTTAAGAAGAGCGATTTATTAAGGGGATATGCTGAAATTCCGACAAAAGGAAAAATTCGACGTGTTTATTTTTGTGACAGTTTAAGAAGTGAAGAAGTATTTTTATTTTTTTCCGCGTTAAAAGATGAGGATTATCTTTTTCAAAATCGTTTCGGGGAGCAGATTACCGCGAGAGGAATTGCACAACAACTAACAAATTATGCCCATAAATACGGTATAAACGAGAGAGTAATGCACCCGCATAGTTTTCGACACTTTTTTGCTATTGAGTTTTTGAAACGGGACAAAGATATATCACTACTCGCCGATTTAATGGGGCATAGTTCCATAAATACTACGTCGATTTATTTAAGGCTAAATCAATCTCAACAAATGGAACGATTAAATAATGCGATGAACTTTTAATCACTCAAGGGAGGGTAATTAAAATGTTACATAACGATAATATAGATTTCCATAATAGTACCTCAATAAATTTATCGGGAGTAAACAAATGAACAAGTTAAAAGCTCGCCGAGAGGAATTAAACCTCACGCAGAAACAAGTGGCCGAACGGATCGGGATCGCACAGCAAGCATATCAAAGATATGAAAATACCGACCGACTTCCAAATGTTAAAGTCGGAATAAAGATTTCCAAAGCCCTTGAAACGACGATAGAAGCCTTGTACGACGATTAATCTTCAAGCTGAAAAAGTTCCTCGACTGTTGTATTAAGGACTCGTGCAAGGCGAATCCGCCCAAGGTCACCGAAGAAGCGGAGGCGATAAAATGATATTGGGAATAATAATCTGTCTGATTATGATTTTCAGTGGAGATTATCAGGATTAAAAACATCCCGACAAAGCAGATAATACTGCTTTGTCGGGATGTTTTTTGCGTTTCGTACAAAAAAGTTGGCAGTGGACTATTGACAAATTGTATTTATAGGGTACCTCCTAAAAGTATTATATAAAAAACCACAGAAAATTTCAACTTTTTTCATTAAAACGCTTGACAAGCACAGAAATATGTGCTATTATATATTTAGAAAACACAGAAAACTGTGTAGTTTATACCGAAAGGCTGGATAAAGTTTTTTATATGCTATAATTCTGTCGCAAAGAAAGATTTATGAGAAAAAAAGTCGAATTATAGCATAAAAACGCTTGACTGTCAAGCGTAAGAAAATTTTGAAAAGGAGGTGCGAACGATGAACCCCATAGAGTTATTGAAAAAGTATGATATTCCTCAACCGCTTTTGGCGAATGAAATGGGTATTACGCGGCAGGCGTTAAATTTGTGGTTTTCGGGGAAAGTAACTCCAAAGCCGAGAAGCATGAAGCGGATTGCGGAAGCGATGAAGCGTTTAGGCGCTGATACCAACGAAATTGAAGTATATAAAGCCTTTATAAGCTAAAACAACAGACGAAGTAATCGCGTGTTTTGTGAAATAGCCCGTGGAGGGAAAGGAGCAAAGATGACACAATCCGAACTGAACGAAATCCTTGAAAAGCATAGGAAATGGCTGAACGATGAAGAAGGTGGGGAAAGGGCAAACCTTCGCAGAGCAAACCTTAGCGAAGCAGACCTTAGCGGAGCAAACCTTAGCGGGGCAAACCTTCGCAGGGCAAACCTTCGCAGGGCAAACCTTAGCTGGGCAAACCTTAGCTGGGCAGACCTTAGTGGGGCAGACCTTAGTGGGGCAGACCTTAGCGGAGCAAACCTTAGCTGGGCAAACCTTAGTGGGGCAGACCTTAGTGGGGCAGACCTTAGCGGAGCAAACCTTAGCTGGGCAAACCTTAGCGGGGCAAACCTTAGCTGGGCAAACCTTAGCGGAGCAATATATAACGAAAATACAGCGTTTTTCGCTTTGTGTTGCCCCGAAGAAGGCTCTTTCATCGGCTTCAAAAAAGCAGGTGAAAAAATTATCAAATTGCAGATTCCGAAAAATGCGAAACGCTCGTCCGCGACTACTCGGAAATGCCGTTGCTCGAAAGCGAAAGTACTTTCGATAACAGAGATAGACGGAAGCGACAGCGGCATAACGGAGATTCGTTCAGACCGTGACGAAAGTTTTATATACAAAGTAGGCGAAACGGTCAGCGTATCCAATTTCGACGAAAACCGTTGGAACGAATGTTCGACGGGAATCCACTTCTTTATTACCAGAGATGAAGCGGTGAGGTATAACTAAAAAAGCAGGCGGGAAGCTGTGCGAGCAAGGGTGATATCGGCAAGGACATGAAGACTATTTAAGAGTCTTAAAGGGCGCGTAGGAGGGGCTATGAAGTGGTTAGAAAAGTTGGTCGATAAATGTATCGAGCGGAAACCTGTTAAGGTTGTAATGAGCAAGGCAGAGCTATTAAGACTTATCGAGGAAGCGGAGCGGGAACAGTTAAAAGAAATCTTTCGGAGGAACGGTTATGACGAAGTTTGAGAAGAAAAACGCACTGCGGGTAAAGCTGGAGAGTATCTTCCGTCGCATGAGAAACGGAGAGCCTTTGACCGAGGACGAGAGGTATCTGTATTTTACGATTGAGGGATTAAATGGCGCAGAGACGGACGAAGAAGCAATCGAGGAATATCTTTACAGCCTGTCGCTTTTAGAAAGTGAGGTGGTGGCATGAAGCTGTTGTTGGAACAGGGGAAAGTGGTGTGTACGCTTGAGGAAAAGAACCACGCTTTCTTGCATGACTGCTATTTAATCTTCGACGGATTTATCGGTAAAAAGTTAAAAATGCATGAGAGCGGGGAGATTAGCGATTATAAGCGGTTAAAGGCACTTATAAGCCACGCGGAACGTCACGGAGTGGAAGTGTCCGAGGAAGTACGTAAACGCCTTGCAGAACTGAAAGAGACGAGCGAAAAGATAGAACAGGAACGATTAAAGGCCGAGGAAGCAAGCCGCCGAGTGAAGTTTTGGAAGCGGTTGAGTACAGAGGGCTGCGGAGACTGTCCATATAAGAAAGCGATTGAATGGGAAGATGACGGCTACGTACATAAATGCCGAGTGACAGGCGAGGAACTGCGGAAAGAAAATAAGCCTACCTACGGTGAAGACGGGATTTATTATCTGTTTCATTGGGTGACAATGCCGAGCGAGAAATGCCCCTATAAAGTAGAAAGGAGGGCGGAGATATGACGATCTATGAAAAGCTGTCGGCGATACAGTCAGAACTGAAGGCGCCGAAAAGTCAATATAACTCATTCGGGAAATATAACTATCGGAATTGTGAGGATATTCTGGAAGCGGTAAAGCCGTTGTGCGGGAAGTATAAAGCAGTATGCACGATCGGAGACGAAGTGACTTTGGTCGGAGAAAGGTATTACATAAAAGCAACGGCGCGGCTGATAGACGTAGAAAGCCCCGCGGACAAAATAGAAAACACGGCATATGCGCGAGAAGAAGCGGAAAAGAAAGGAATGGACGGAAGTCAGGTAACGGGAGCAAGTTCTTCATATGCGCGGAAATACGCCTTAAACGGGCTGTTTGCGATAGACGACACGAAAGATAGCGATACAACGAATACAGGCGGCAAGGAAGCGGCGAACGCGGCGCAGAAGCCGAACCAGACGGCGGAACCTGTAAGGAAAGCTGATGAGTTCAAACGATTGACGAAAAGCGAGCTGGTGCAGGTTTACGGGGTAAAGAACGCAGAAGCAACGCTTGCGGCGTTGGAAAAGAAACTTGGCGTAGCGTTTAAGGATTGGGACGCGGAAACGACGGAAAAAGTGCGCGAAACCCTCGAAAAGAGGAAGAAAAAGAATACCGAGGAAACGGAAAAATATCGTAACGAACCAGATGACGATTTACCGTTTTAAGGAGCGGCAATGATAAAAGGAAAGATAATCGATATAAACGCAGACGGAAGCGCGATAATTCAAGCACCGATAGACCCGTACATATTGACGCACCGAAAGGTGAAAGAATGTTATGTAGATTTTATCGACAGCCGCCCGCTGTCGGATAAGCAAAGGCGAATGTGCTATACGTTGATGAAAGCGATTGCGGATTGGAGCGGAGAGACCCAGGAAGGCACGAAAACGGCTTTGAAATTAGAGTTTTGGCAATCGCACGTAGAAACGCTCGGGGATAAGATATTTTCCCTTTCAAACGCGCCCATGAGCCTTGTGGCAGAGTTTCAGAGATATCTGATAGACTTTATCCTTTCGAACGACGTGCCGCTGTCGTTCCCGTTACTAAATTATGTGGACGATATCGCAAACTATACGTACATGTGCCTTATCCATAAAAAATGCTGTATTTGCGGCAGGAGGGCAGACTTGCACCATATAGACGCGATCGGAATGGGGAACGACAGGGCAGAAGCGCATAACGTGGGGAGAGAGGTAATGAGTCTTTGTCGGGCGCACCATACGGAGATACACACGATAGGCAAGGCAGCGTTTATGGAGAGATATCACCTCGAAAGCGGGGTGACTGCAGATAATACGATCTGCAAAATTTACGGGTTAAAGAGGTAGGATATGTCGAAAGCCAAAGGGTTTACATTTTTTGAAAATTACTATGAGAGTATATCCGATCCCGAAAACGGTTTAACGGACGAACAGCGCGGGCTGATATATAACGCCATAATTACGTATGTGTTCGACGGAAAAATTTTGGAATTAAAAGGCGTATGTCGTGGATTTTTCAATTTAATTCGTCCGTCGCTGGACGTTTCTCGTTCACGTTCGGATAGCGGAAGCAAGAAAGCAAACGCGGAAGAAACCGACGTGAAATCGGAAGCAGAAGAACAACAAACGGAAAACAAAAGTAAATCAAACGAACAACAAACGGAAAACAAAAGTAAATCAAACGAACAACAAACGGAAAACAAAAGGGAAACAAAAGACGATTTCTCGCCTTTCTTTGAGAACGATAAGAACGAACAAGAAAGAGAATATAAGAACAAGAATAAGAAGAACGAACAAGAAAGAGAAGAGGGTGCAGGGGGAGGAGAAAACCCTTTGAGCGCGTCGGAGAACACGGAGAGATCGTTCGTTCAGGAAAAGTTTTTTAAGGAACACCCCGAGATAGAGGTTGACAACTATCCCGCATGTTTGGCGAGTGAGATTGATTTTGAGGTATTGAGTGCGGAAATCTCGAAAAGCGAGTACCTACGTGGCACGAGGTCGTTTGCGTGGCTATGCAAGAACTATCGCAAAATCGCGCTGGGTCAATACCGAGACTATGCGAAAAGCGCGTTCCGCGGAAAAGGAACAGTCGTTGAGGATAAGCGAGCGAAAAGCACGAAAGAAGAGCTGGACGCAGCGTTTGAAGAATAGGAGGTAAGCTATGCAACTGATGGTACGTGAAACGAGGGCGAGGGAATTGTTTTCGCTGTTATTGAGAGGAACGGGGACGGAGCCGCAAAGGCAGGAATATATCGCCCGTTACCAGGAAGAAGCGGAGCGGAAAATGGGCAAACCGTTATTCGAGCTGAACGCGGAGGAATTTGAACAATACAAAGCCTTGGAGGAAAATCTTTCTTTCGGCCGCTTGGAGGGGTACAAATGCCGTCTGTGCCGAAATAAGGGCTATACGGTGGTGCGTGAGGGGATTTATACGATCCACCGTGCTTGCAGTTGCATGACGCGGAGAAGCCACGGAGAAGTCTCGGAAGAACAGCGGGAATTTGAAAACCTGCTTACGACGCGAACATTTGAGAATTTCAAAATCAATAGCGAATGGCAGAAAGACCTGCTAAAGCGAGCGAAAGCATGGACGCGGCAGACGGAATACCCGTTTCTGTACATAGGCGGAAAGACTTCCACGGGAAAAACGCATTTAGCGATTGCGGCGTTGTACTCACTAATGCAGCGGGGCTTTGCGGGGAAATATGTCTCCTGGCGTAAAGAGTCTAGGGACCTGAAAATGCGCATGACGGAATACGGGTATTACGATTCGAAACTGAAGGCGTTGAAAACCGCGACGGTGCTGCTGATAGACGATTTTTTGTGGCAGCCGAACGGAGCAATGCCGTCGGACGAGGATTTCCGCTTGGCGAAAGAAATCATCGACGCAAGGTCCAATATAAGACTGATGACGATATTCACTTCAAACTACACATTGCGAGACTTAACCGAAATCACGGAAGAAATCGGGAGTCGGATATATCAGGCCTGCGGTTCGACGAAAAACTTTGTATTGACCGTCGGGAAAGAGGCGAAAAATTATCGAATGCAGATACAGCCGACTCTGATGGAAATCGAAGAGGAGAACCCGTTTGAGGGAGGAGCAAGGCCGTGATGCAGAATGAACAAGTCTTGAGACACCTGTTAGAGAACAAAAAAATCACGAGTTTAGAAGCGGTAGAACTGTACGGGATTATGCGGTTAGGGGCGCGGATATACGACCTGAAAAAGCAAGGTTATCCGATAAAGACCTACTTGCGGGTCGGGAAATCTCGTAACGGGGAAAGCATGGTATTTGCGGAATATCGGCTGGAGCGGGTAGAAGAAGCGCGGAGGCGGTGGAGATGAAATTCGTCATAGAGGGTCGCCCGCAGGGAAAAGCTCGGGCACGGACATTCTACAATAGTCGGTTAGGCAAAATGCAGAGTATAACTCCTGAACAGACAAGAAGCTATGAGGATTTAATCCGTTGGAGCTATAAAGCGGCGGGCGGTACATATCTGGGGAAAGGGCAGTTTACGGTGGCTATAAGAGCGATATACGAGGTTCCCGCGTCTTATCCCAAGAAGAAGCGAGAAGCGGCGCTGAGGGGCGAAATACGGCCTTGCGTGAAGCCTGACGTGGATAATATCACAAAGGTTGTCTTGGACGCATTGAACGGGGTTGCGTATCTTGACGACAGCGGGGTGATAGCCGTGACGGTAGAGAAAGAGTACGGAGTCGCCGCGCGGGTGGAAGTGGAGATATTATAGATAAAATCGCGCTACGATTGCAGAAACGGGTCTAAATTGAACGATATATAGAAAGTCGATTCCTATATCGAGGAAAAGAAAAACGTTTAATGTAGGCGAAATGAAAGCGTAATCAGCCGTGCGCGGGTTGAAATAAAAAGGAAAACAGTTAAGTTTTGCGATATAGAGCAAAAACGGAAAAACAAGGCTGATACCCGAAAGCCGTCCGCGCACATGGACGGGAAGTAGGGAAAGGAGAAAGGGAATGATAATCATCAACAGAAAAATGCAGACAAAGGAAACGGTAAAAGGCAATTTTGACCGAGCACAGGCAAGTATCAATAGCGACGGACGGATAACGCTTCGGAATTATAATCCGTACGACAAAGACGCCGACGAAATCATGATATTGTCGGATACGGAAACGCGGGCAATATTCGACCTGAGGAGGGCAATGAAAGGGTTAGGCGTAAGAAACGAGGATATACCGTTTTGAGGAGGCGTAAGATGAACTATCAGCAATCCGTATTTGACGGGACGGAGAACTCGACGGTAGAACAAAGTATAAGGCTGATAAAAGAGTTTGAGGCTATTGCGCTCCATCGCCATCCGTTAGGTTATATCGTAGGATATAGCGGAGGAAAGGACAGTGATGTTTTAGTGGACTTGTTTCGGAAATCGGGAGTAAAATTTTTCGTCATGCATAATCATACGACGTTGGACGCGCCGGAGACGGTATATTATATCCGAAAGAAGTTCGCGCAATGGGAAGCGGAAGGGGTTCCGTGTAAAATCTATTATCCCGAAAAAAGTTTTTGGTCTTTGTGTTTGGGATATAAGATGTTACCTTTGAAAAAAACTCGATTTTGTTGCAGCGAACTGAAAGAACGAGATATACCGGAACTAAAATTCGCAACACATTCCTTCGGGGTAAGAAAGGCGGAAAGCGTGAAACGGTCATTACATCGGGATAGTATCGAAATGAGAGATAATAAAAAATATTCAGACATTCAGTTGTTTCATTTCGACAACGCAGACGAAGTAAGACAAACGGACGCATGTTATCGAAAAAACTATTTTATAATAAATCCGCTGGCGTATTGGAGCAATGAATATCTTTGGAATTATATCGAAAGTGAGCATATAGAGGTAAATCCTCTTTACGGAGAAGGATTTACGAGAGTGGGGTGCATCGGTTGTCCAATGTCGAGAAAAAACAGGATAGAGGGATTTAAGAAATATCCAAAGTATAAAGCACGATTCATAAAGTTGTGCGAGGATATAATGCAAATACGTTTAAAACAAAATTTATCGAACAAATACGGGTTTAAGACAGGCGAAGAATATTTTAACTATTGGCTGTATGAAGAATTACCGAAAGGAGAAACCTTGTTTGACTTGGAGGAGTAACATGGAGAAAGAGAAGCAAATCGAAGAAATGTCAAGGAAAATTGACGAAATGTACTACGTGTATGATACGACCGCAGAGGATATAGCGGAGGGATTATACGAAACGGGCTATGGAAACGTAAAGGAAGCGGTAAAAGAGGCGTTACAGAAAGAGCAGGAAAAAGAAATAAAAAAGCAAGAAGCATTTGCCCAAGTAATGGGGTTTACGCCCGACGCTTCCCCGTATTATATCGCAAGGAAATACAAGGAAAAATTTGAGTATGCGATGAAAGAATTAGCAGAGGCAAGGAAAGAAGTGTTTATGGAAATCATGGAAGTGTTGCGGTTCGGCTATGAATTGCCGATAGACGATATCGCAAGGGAAATGGCCAAGGAATATGGAGTGGAGGTGTGCGGTGACTAAAAGCGGATTTATAGAAGATATGATATTACTTATTAGGCAGGCAGAGTCCGAGGCGTTGAAAAATAATATACAAGCAAATACAGTAATATTAAATAATAAAAAGTTTGGAAAGGTAAAACCGTTTTATACCGCCCAGGGGGCTTTACCGCCAATGATATGTGGGTTAGAAATAAATCTATCAAACGAATTGCCGGAAGGTTATGATTTTTTAATTTATGAAAGCCCTATTACGGAAAGGGAACGGTTAATATCTGATACTCGGAAAGAAACGGCGCGGGAATGCTTGAAAATCCTGCACGGCATAGGAGGCTGCGACGCGACGGAGGAATGGAGCAAAGGCTTTGACGCGGCGATAGACGAGGCATATAAGGAAATCTCGGATAAATACGGAGTGACGGCGTTTGACGAGGAGGACGAGGAATGAAAAGCAAATTAAGCAGGGAGGAGAAATGCGAGCGAGAATAGATACGGTCACGGATAATTTACGCCGTGGGACGGTACATACGCTTTACACGCCGACGGCGGAGGCGGAGATTTGTTTGACCTGTCCGTTGAAAGAGTGTAATAAAAGAGAATGCGAGAGGTTTAAGGCAGAGAAAAGAAAGCTGAAGGAGAAAAAATGACGCTTAAAGATAAACTAGAATATATCAAGACGGCCTTTCGGGATTATATGAACAATAAACGACGGCTGGAACAGCTTGTGATCCCGGGGTTGGGCGGCGTAGATTACGCACGCCCTTCTGTCGTTTCAGACAAATACTCCAACAGTGCGGAAAATTCCTACATTCAATATATTGACCGCAAGGTTGTGAACGAAAAAAAGATAGAGATTGTTCGTCGGACGCTCGAACACTACAAGATCGAGGACAAAAAGTATGGCGCAAAAGGAAAATATCAATATATAATCAATAGATGGGTCAGACGGTTCCCGTACAGAAAAGCCGCATGGAGCGTCAATATATCCGAGCGCACGGCGATGTATTGGGCCGAGGAGATTTATTACATCGCAGAAGTCATCGCGGAGGAATACAAGTTATTTCCATAAAAAAAGGGAGGCGTATGCCTCTCTTTTTAATATTTATTCGGCCGACCTGTCTTTCGGTCTTCGATCTCTTCAATCGTCGGCAATCTGCCCAAACGTTTTGCCAAACGATAAATTGCCGATTTGCTTCGATTTGTGATCCTGGCAAGATCTTCAACGGTGTATTTCTTTTCACTTTCCATTTTTACCTCATTTTACCTCACAAAATGTTGTAGCAGGATAACACGGCGCATTGTTCGTCGTCGTCTAAATCTTCAAATTTACGATCGTCGGGAAGCTCGTATTCACGTACTTCAGTACTATGATTTTTGTCGTTGTGAGATTTTTCGTGAGCGCACTGTTTGAAGGCTTCTTCTTTGTCGTAGCCTTCATAGTAGATCCATTCGTCGCAGGTTGTAGTAGCGGTGGTGACGGTTTGATAATATTTCATGATTTTGCTCCTTTGTCCGCGTTTATCCCCACGGACGGGGATATTTTTTTGATTAAATAGCCTTTTTAAGCTCTTCGATTTCTTTCCCGCCGAAAAGCGAGCATTCCAGTTTGAACGCGCTCATCAATTCTTTTTGAGCTTCTTCGTAGTCATTCGCAAAAATCAAATCGACGGTTTTTTTAACGCGGTCGTAAACATCTTGCTGGCTATGGTTATTATTTATTCCGCGCACTTCTACAAAGTTACGATAGAGATATTTAATCGCGGTATCGGAAAAATTGATCTTTCCCTGTTTGTTTGCCGAAAAAATAACCCCTGCCTGTCTTTTCGTTATGCTTTCATAATACATAGCCATATTTGTTTCTCCTTCGAGGCTTCCCTCTCTCAACCTTTGTGATTATATTATAGCACATAAAAAAGTGTTTGTCAACATTTTTTCAACACTTTTTCAACAATTTATATAATTTTTTTTCTCGTGAAAAATGGTGCAAAAAGTTTGCAGTTTTTTCCCTTTTTAGTATGATATAATGGTATCGTGAAAAAAAAGAAATTAAACTCAAAAGGCATTACGTTTTACGTAGTGCTTTTTTCATACTCAAAAAGGAGTTGAGACGAAATGAACGAAAAGAATTTGAAACCGGTGCGAAACAAGGAGGAAGCGAGAGAAAAAGGCAAACGCGGCGGGAAAGCGAGCGGAGAAGCGCGGCGGGAAAAGAAACAATTTCAGCAAGCGGTTTTGGCGGCGTTAAAGACGTCCACAGGACACGGAAGCACAATGTTGGAGGACGTTGTAGCGGCGCAGATAAAGCGTGCGTTAGAGGGCGATACAAGGGCCTTTGAAGCGCTTCGGGATACGAGCGGAGAGAAGCCGACGGATAAGGTAGAGGCAAGCGTCGCAAGCGAAAACAAGGAGCTTATGCGGGAGTATCTGGAAAGCGTTAAGAAAGGGCTATGAAACTCAACGATATTATATGGACGGATAAAATGCGGGCAGTCATGAAGGACGAAGCTCGCATTTTGTTTCTGACTGGCGCGACAGGGTGTTCCAAGACGCTCGTCGCGGGACATAAGTTTATGGATTGGTTATTAAACGCACCCGCGGATGATACGCAGTTTTACATGATTTTCAAAGACCGCGGTACGGGCGTGAGGAATATTTTGCAAAACAAAGACAGCTTTTATAACATGTACGACTTCATGCGGGAGCCGTATGTCAGCGGGAAAGACGGGGGCTTGCAATTCATTTTCCACGGCCTTTACGGGGATAAATATGTTTATCTTTTGGGTGCGGACGACCGCTCGGCGTGGTCGAAGATCCTCGGAGCAAACCCCAACGGGCTATGGCTCGAAGAATTGTCCGTCCTTCATATCGATTGTATTCGGGAATGTCTCGGTCGAGCGTTCAGCCGTGACTGTAAGCTGATCGGGACGACGAACGGCGGACTGCCGACACAGGAGTTTTATACGGAATTTATCAACCACGCGGCGGTGCAGTTCAGAGATACGGTGCCCGCGGCAGAGCTTTCGGAAATGATAGAAGATAGACCATATATGCACTACTATCATTTCAACCTCAACGACGACGCGCCGCATTTGACGGATCTACAGCGTGAACAGTTGATAGAGCTGTACCCCGAAAATTCGTTCTACTATTCGAGCAAAATTCTCGGCTGCCGCGGTGCTGTAGAAGGTGCGGCGTATGCGCCGTTGATGAAAAAAGAAACGCACCTGATCCCGTTTGAAAAGATAGATATAGGCGCTATCTCTGAATTGGGCGTATTTATCGATATCGGGTCCAACAGAGACCCCGAAAACACGGATAAAGCCTCTACGGTGGCGAGCCTCGTAGGGTATTCGAAAGGCTGTCAGCGCGTAATAGTGCTGGAGGCGTGGGCAATCCCTGCGACGAGCCACGACGCAATCATAGCCGCCGTGGAAAAGGAATTGGAACCGTGGTGGTGCAAATGGATGTTTAAGCTGAAAAAACTTGCCATAGACAGTGCGGAAGCGATTTTGATAAACACCTGGAAAAGCCGAAACAAGTTCAACACGGTACAAGTAAAAGGGGCTGTAAAGGCGTATAAGGACGTGATTACGCTTTGTACGAGGTGCGAGCTGAAGCAGCAGCTTCTTATACAAGGACGATTGCTGTGGAGCACGCATGCGATAAACTCGTACAACGCGCATACGCGGCTTTTGCTGGACGATGACGGGGCGGAGCTGGATATGGGCGTTCAGGACAACGACTACGGCGATTCGCTCGCCTATGGGCTGACAGAGAAGTGGAACGACATTACAAGAAACATAAAGAGGTGATTTTTATGAGATTTTACAACATTATCAAAGACGGAATCGAGAACGTCATCGACGAGGGACAGTACGAGGCGATATATAAACCGAAGGGCTGGAAAATCGTCGGCGTATGTGGTGAAACGGAGCCTTTCCCGTCTGTACCCGAGAATGAGATTATTAAGAAAAATACGAACAAAATGAAACGGACGGTCCCGAAGAAGTTCGACGATAAGCTGATAAAGGACGATTAAAAAAATGGCACGTTATAATTTCGATTTGAAAAATAAAGAGATCATCGATAATATCCGTTCGCCCTCGGTCTATGCGTACAACATGGCGCAAAATCTTGCGTTGCTCAGCAACGACGCGTCGGTTATTCGTCGGTTTTATCAGGTGGAAATCCCGAAATATT